ATCTTGGTCTGATCATCTTCACCAATCTTCAAGTCTGTAGCAAGAATAGAGGTGATGCCTGTCTGTGCAGCATCTACCGTAAATGTAAGATCGTAAGGATCACCATCTGATCCGGTAGAAGTATCTGTCCAGTTGGTTGTGATACCAGAACCTATGAACTTTATTTCTTTATCTTTGGTTATAGTTACTTCAGTGCCGTCATCATCCTCAAGAACAAATGTTCCTGAATTGGCATCTACATAGGCTTTGATGGATTGTTGGGTTGCAAGTGCTGCTGCACTGTCAGAAGACATATCATCTTCATCTAGGATGTCTGTAACTGTCGTGGTTGGCATCGCAATACTGTCAACGTATGCAACACCATCAACGTAGAGGTCTTTCCACTCCGCACCAGATGAACCCAAGTCGTGCGTATTATCTGCGGCAGGAAGAACGGCTCTTGTAACCGTTCCTGTAGTTGTGAGTGTGATCTGCGCGACTGCTGATCCTGCAACAAAGTTACTGATTACAACGTCACTATCTTCTTCGCCGTCAGATACATCCTTCATTTGCGTCGTAATCGAAGCAATCTCTCTGGTCGTATCCCCATCACTATCGTGTTTAAATACAATAGAACCGGCGTAGTCATTGTCGGCAGGAGAAGAACTATCCCTCTGCAGTATCATAACAGGTCCGGCAGATGCACCGGCATTCGTACTCAGGACTTCTACCGTATCAGTATCGATATCTACCTTGCCAGTTCCATTAGCGGCTATACTGATTGCACCGTTCGAACCATCAGCTATAGTTATAGAACCGGAATTCGTACCCGCGTTAGTATTTAAAATTAAATCGCCTGTACCATTGGTTGTGACAGTAACATTCGCATTGTTGTCACCTACTCGAACGGTGTCGGCGTCGAGTTGAACATCACCTGTGCCATCTGGAGTGAGTGCGATATTTCCATTTGAATCTGTAGATGTGATTGCATTGCCGTTGATGTTAATATTATCAACGTCTAGATCACCAGTTATGTTCGCAGCACCCGTAATTGTTAGGGTGGTCGTATCAATGGTTACAGCAGTTGACGCATCGATGTCCACAGTGGGAGATACAATTTCAATTTCGGTATCTGCGTCTATGTCCAGTTTACCATCCGAACTAGACTGAATGAATATACCAGTATCCCTGAACTGCAGCTTCTTATCCGTTGCAATCTCTACATTCGTTGTAGTTTGCAGGGCGGATGAAGTTTGCGTAGTTTGTTGGGACGGTCCTAGTTTACTGACTGGCCCACCATCACCTGTGGTAGAGCCGTCGTGAGTGTGACCTGTGGATAGGGCGAACGCATCTTGGATAGCGTCGAACTCCCCGTCGAGAGGAGCCGCGCTGATGACGTTACCATCCGCAATGTTACCTGCCGTATCGTTTCGTGTGTAACCTGCCATAGTATATTACCTTCTTCCGTACTGACCGTACTCAAGCACGGCTGCGTCAAGCGAGTAGGGGGGATTTGTATCGGTGCTTTCGAATTGTAAGGACACAGTGAATCCTGATCCCTGTACTTGATCTTCAAATATTGATTTTAGGGTTTCTCCGCTATACACCGCCGTGTTGTCCGTACCGCCAACGCTCGTAAAAATTATATCGTCATTGTCTGACACAGCCGCTGCTAAATTAGGACTGAATGCTAGCGTGGTGGTTGCAGTAGAAGGACTGAGAGAGGCACTACCAGAAATAGAGGGTGTACCTGTGAGTGTATACGTCGTTTCAAAGTTATCTGATGAACTGCTGCTGGTTAACACCTGAAAAGTATCTCCTGTCGCTAGTCCGCTATCTATAGACATCAAGTCTACAACCATGCTTGATACACCCGCCGAATATCCACCTCCGTTGTTTATTTTAGCACCATCAGCAAACTGAACATCCGGCTCTCCAAATATGAACACTCCTCCAGCGGAAGACGTGTTCTGTAAAATTATGCTGTCAGGCTCAATAACTCCCTCTTCACTCAAGTCGTATTTCATATTCAACGATAGTGACAGAGTGCCTTGCGGGTCTGTAAATACAGTAGCCTTGTATATGGTCTTCCGAAGACGCGGATCACTTATCGGAAAATACGGGGTGGAAAAACTGGCTGCTATGCTTCCGCCATCAAAACTATTTCCCGATTCCATCTGATACACATAGCCATCATTGTGTGCAAACAAGATGGTTTCGGTAGTGCCACTATATGTTGAGTCTGCAACATACGCCTTTATTCCCGACGTTTCTGCCCAGTTTATTTCCGCTCCTTGTGAGCCTTGTACTTGTGTACCTATGATTCCTTTCGAAGTTCCTGCGCTAGCTGACCCAGTAAATCCGAATATACGATACTGGGATTTTTCCCGTATAACGGTGGATGCAAAAGATGAGTTCTGTGAAGTTAACTGAACTACCTGTTTCTGGATCGGTTTCGATACGGAGGCCAAGTTAAAGTCTTGGTTACGTTCCGTAGCAGCCACAGTCCGCAATCCATCCGGTCCCAAGAATATCACATCTCCGGATATCTCCTGTGCAGTATCAGAGGCAACGCACCCCACATCATCAGCGATTGGTTGCATCTGAAAATCTTCGAGGCTGTTGCCAACTAGCCGGAGAATCCTGTCTTCTCCGAAAATAATCAGTTGCTCACGGAAAACAATGAGATCAGTTACACTTGTACCTACATTGATTATACCACCACCCGAAGCTGCTGTAAAGTCATCATCTTCAAATGGAGCAGAAAAAATGACTTTTTCGCCCTTTGCTACAAATATATGGTTCTTGAAGACCGTTACATGACTAGCTCCTTCTATATCAGAGGGAGTAGATAGCTTGCTTAGTCCGGTTGCAAGAACACTGGTGAGGATCAAAGGATAGCCTATACCATCTACGATAAAGAGTTTGTCTGTGCCGTCGAAGTTATACTTGGCAAATCGCGCTCTTGATGTGTTTGCACCTAAAGCTATGGTAGGCTTTGTGAAGGTCAAAGTTACATCGTTAGACACACTGACAGCAGTGTTTACCACTATGTTATTCTGATCCGTCACTGTGCTTACCGTAACAGTTCCGGAAATTCCCGTCCCTGTAACTGTGTCACCCACCTCAATAGTTCCACTGTTACCGTCTAGGACTATGCCAGTAGCACTACTTACGGCCCCATTCACCACTGCAGTGGCTGTCTCTACAGACAAATCTGTCCACGCACCTGAACCGCTACTCGCGGCAAATAACTTGGGCTTCCCCGAACTCTGGTCACGAGCTACAATCGCACTGTCTTTATAGAAAACAACCCCTAAGACATTGCCCTGACCAGTTATGGCGTTTGTGTTAAACTTTGCAAATCCCTCTATTCTGCGATAGCCACCCTCTGTAGAAGGTTCGAAGTTATTCATAACACGGGCTGAACCGGGAGCCGCAGCACCGTGCTGTAACGGACTCAAATTAGAGATTAGCCCCCCGCGAAATTCGACGGGGTATGTTTGCCAACGATCCGGCATGTCTAGGTTGCCCTTACATAATAGTTTTCATTTACAAGTATCTTACGCATGTTCTTCATGCCTTCGTCAAACTTGCCCTTCGATATCGAAGCCATTTCCATATTGTCCCTGAACATGTAACAGTAGTACATGGCACCATCTACAATGACATGCTTGTAGGGTTCTGGTATTGTGGGAACATCGTCGTGAAGAGACAAAGCGACAGGGTGCATGAAGTATTCGTATTCGATGGTGTATGCCTTGTCCGGCATAGGAACGATTCCGAAGTATCCATCCTGTGATCTGAATACAATTTCAGGTGTACCGCCCTTAGATGTGTCCGTCTCGTCTTCTTGATCTATGAAACGATCTATGTATTCGACGTAGGTTATCTTCTCTAGTTTTCTTGCGTTGTTTACATTTACCGAACTGTCTCTTTTCAGACGAAAGGTGTTGAAGTCTATATACTTGGCCTCATCCGCAAAAGAATAACGTGTTTCACCTGCAACGAGTGTAATTTCATCTGAATTATGATTGTAGGGCCAGTAGAGATAGTACTGGTTAATATCGTGTATGGCAGAATTTACAGAATCTTTTACAGTTCCGTAGAATCCTTTTGCCGCAGAAAAATTCGATGTTGTCAGTTCGGCTTCGTTAAGACGCCTGTTGACGTTGTTTACAATATCTAGGTAATCATATGCCATCAGCTACGCTCCCTCACTCGCAAATTTATCATTCGCTTTGTAACAATCGCAGCACTGGTCTTTGCAGAGGTACTGGTAGTTATCTCGCATATAAGAATGTAATCCTTATTAGCTATTCCTCCCTGAAGAACTATAGATGCTGTAGTGTTAGTAACAGAAGGAATACTGTTAACAATCAATCCATTCGTAGGATTAGCTACGCTATCCGTAGCATCTAGATTAGATGAGGATGATAGAGCTACGGATTCGTCACCCTTGCTTTTTGCTCCTAGATCATTCGGAAGAATATACCTCCACTCTACGGAAGCAATGGTGAGCGTATCCAGATAACGGGACCAGTCTACCGTATAATCCAGAAGTTCATCAGGGTCTTTGTCGGGCCAACGAAGTGACATTTTACGCTACCTTTACTACTCTTTGAATGACTTGTGGCACAGAAACCATTCGTGGTTTTTCTCTTGAAACAGAAACGACTCTCTGCTTTTCTTGAGTTATATATACAACGTGCTTCTTGGATTCTTCTATTGATACGTGTCTGCGAAGTTCACGAGAAATGGAAACAATTCTCTTGGTGGGATGAGCATCTACATTTGTCACTCGAATAGCATCTCTGGGTATGGATACTACTCGTGTCGTCTCAGGGGAAACGAATGAAACACGAGGCACCTCTCGACCTACGTATATTATATTCTCTAGGGGTCTATGTACGTACACCTGTCTTTGAGGCTCTTGCGTAACATAGACAACTTGATCTCTTGAATAGAGAGCCGGATCAAGTCGCACTGACGGATCAGTGTTAGAGAAGGTTTCTACAGAAAATGATGATACACCAAACATCACGGTTTACTAGGCCAGCTAATGTTGTTCAAATCAGATTGCTTCGTTACATCGCGTAGTTGCTGCCTGTAAGTGCGCCAAGCTGCCGTGTTGCCGCCAGCATCTTCCAGTTTGTAGATTTCAATGTCGGCCTCTTCTAACAAAGGCCAACGGCTCTGACGTATATCATCTAGCTTCTCTGCGTCTGTAGGCACATCAGCAGTATCACCCTCTGCCGCGTCAACCAGAACGCCATCTAAGTATCGTTTGCTCATGCTGGTAATCCGTATAAACTAAAAGTGCCACCATTTATTTGACTACCAAAATCATGCTCATAAAGACGAATAAAGTTGACGGCTGTTGCGCTTTTATAGACGCCGCCTCCTACTCTTACTGTTTGATAATAGTCTTGCCCATCATCTGTGCCGCCACTGCGATCTTGAACAATGTGTGTCATGGATTCTATTTGAAATGTTTTGTGAAAAGCAGTTGAACGTAGGTTAGAAAAACGAATTACAACGTTGAATTGTGCAGTAGAAGAAGGGCTTGTTTCGTATGTGCCGTCTCCGGTTAGCTGCCATTGTGCGCCATTACTTGTGTTTATAAACCTAGAAGGAGTATCTGTAGAGGTAGCTGTGTGATCTAAAGCACGACCCTCCGTCACTACACGACTTACATAAATAGTGCTTGTGTCTTGAGCGTTGCTTGTGCCTAATCGCATCCTCAGTCTAGTCAATGCCGAAACTGTTGCTCCTGATATGACTAACAGATAATCGTTGTAAGTATCAGTAATCAGGCTCGACCCAAAATCAACGCTGGACACTCCACTGCTGACCGTCGTCGTGTTCAGAAGAACTGCGTTGCCGTTGGTCAGGGCTGCTGTGCCTGTCGCGTCAGGCAGAGTGATGGTGCGATTTTCTGCTGGAGTGGAGGGTGTAATGGTCACATGATAATCTGTGCCACCCCACGATCTAAACTGAATTGTACTATCGTCTTGAAGAAAATATAAACTTTTATTAGCGGCAGCAAATGCGTTTGTTAGGGTGCCGTTGACCATATTGCCAAGATAAAGCCAACCATCTTCTGTGCCGTCAGTTACATCTGCTGTAACACTGGTTATTTGATTATAGACTACTTGCTCATCAGCATCATTGTCTGCATAAAATCTTATTTTACCTTCTGTGGCAAAATCGGAGGCATCGCTATGGTCGTCTGATTTTAAATCAAGAGTAGGGCCATTGTCTGCCGTTGACGTAATTGTAACAACATCGCCGGAAACACTCATGCCATCGGCTGTCGTCTCCAGCTTCTTGACGTTGTCGTGATAAAGTTCGACTGATCCACCCTCAAAAGCGTGGAGTAGTTTTTCTGAGTTTCCTCCATTGTTGACCTTGAGGGTATTTGTCCTCATTAAAACCACGCCCGTACCAGCGTCGTGTATTATGCTGTTAGAGCCGTTGTGGTAAATTTGCAGGTCATTACCTGCACCGAATACTGCCTTCGCATTGTCAGCGAACTCTAGTGCGTCGTCGGATTTGTCCCAGACAACATTGTAGTTATCGCCTGTGAAGGTAACGTCGCCATCGTGTGTCGCACCGTCATCTGTAACTGTACCAGTTACATCAATGCCACCGCTGGTTGTTTCCAGTTTCTTGGCGTTGTCGTGATAAATCTGAACAGCGCCGTTCTCTGTGGCGTCTAAGAATGTTTCTGTATCACCAGCGTTTCTCAGCTTAATGACACTACCAGTTAGACGAAGGCCACCAGTTCCCGCATCGCTAACGTAACTATGACTGCCGTCATGGTAAATCTGTAAGTCATCACCTGCACCGAATACTGCCTTCGCATTGTCAGCAAACTCTAGTGCGTCAGCCGACTTGTCCCAGACGACATTGTAGTTGTCACCCGTAAAGGTAACGTCACCAGTAAATGCGCCGCCAGCCAGTGGCATAGCTGCTATATCTGACAAAACCTCAGAGGCAGAACGGCCTTCAATATCAGTGCCGTTTACTCGTAAAAAGTCATCGTCTGCAACGCCGGACGTAAACTTAGGGACATTGGTATTGGAAATGCCCGTGTCCAGCACCGCCGCAGTGCCAAGTCCAATGTCCGACCTGACCTCTGACGTGCTTCGGCTTTCTAGGCCATTAGCGGTAAATCGCGCAAACTCATCATCCGCTACAGATGCGCTGTCAATCTTGACCGCGTTGGTATTGCTAATGCCAAATGTTAAGCTGGCTTGCCCACCAATGTCAGACAAAACCTCGCTGGTTGATCGGCTCTCTAAGCCGTTAGCGGTGAACCTAGCATATTCATCATCTGCAACAGAGGCACTATCAATCTTGACTGCGTTGGTGTTCGAAATACCGAAAGTAAGGCTGGCCTGTGCGCCAATATCTGACAGAACTTCAGCCGCAGAACGGCCCTCAATATCAGTGCCGTCAACGCGGAGAAAATCATTGTCCACCACACCA